GAGGATCTCCACTGGTTGCTGCCCGATCTTGGCGATTTCCTTCTTGATCTCGTCAAGTTTCTTGACCTGCTTTCGGTACTCCTCGATTGCCGGGTCTTCGCGGCCGGACGCCAGCCTCAAGAGTTCAGATGCACCCTCGGACGTCCTGATGTCGTTCGCCTTGAGTGACTCCTGCGAGGTCTTCGACAGTGCCTTGATACGCTCTTCCTCGATCTTGGCCGCCTCTTCGGCGTACTTCTCTTCGAGTTTCGCAATGTCTTCTGCCTGCTTCTTGGCGTCCTCAAAGCCCTTCTTTAGCGTCCCGGCGGCGCGCTCAAACTGCTTCTCGTCGATGACGCCATCCTTGAACTGCTGCTTGAGTTCTTCCATTCGGCTGAAGAGGGCGTCTGCGGCGTCTGGGGCGATGGCGAAGTCCGCCTCGCTAAACGAGCCGAACACCTTGTCCACGACACTCGTGATGGTCTCGAACTGCTTCTTTGCTTCGGCAGCAGCGGTCTCAAACTGCTTCGGGTCGATCAGTTTGTCATTGAGTTGCTGCTTCAGGTCCTCGATGTTGTTGAAGAACTCGTCAGCCGCCTGCGGATCAAGGTCGATCTCGAACTGCGAAATGTCCTTGTCGATCTTGTCGGCGACATCGTTGATGGCCTTATCGACGTCTGCCTGATTGAACCCGAACTGCGCAGTCTCGGCGACTGCCGCACGGGCCTGATCCAACGCGGCGAGCCTCTGGTTGGCGGCGGCGATAGCGGCCTGATCCGACGCATCGCGGGCTGCGGCGATCTCCTGTTCGACACGCGCTCGTTCGCGGTCGATAGCGACCAGATCTTCCGAGGCTTTCTGCTGAGCCTTGTTGCCGCCGAACTCTGCCTGAGCCCTGTTCGCCTCGATCGCGGCGTCGGCGATCTTCTTGTCTGCGTCGGCCTGCCGCTTCGCGGCGTCCTCTGCGACCTTCGCAGCGTCCTCGCGGGCCTTCTTCTGCTGCTCAAGCGAGGCGATCTGGCGGTCGAACTCAGCCGTGGCTTGAGCGACCGCCCGCTTCTGTGCCTCTTGATCCAGTTCGCCGTCCTGCACAAGAGCGTTGATGTCCTCAAGGGACTTCTGATAGGCGAGCGATGCGGCGACGCCCTCTTGCCCAAACTCGGCCGCCTTCTTTGTAGCCTTGTCCATTTCGGCGTAGAAGACCGCCCCGGTGGACTTCGCGATCTCGACGGCTGGGGCTTCGATCTCAACTGTGGCTACAACCGGCTCCTCAACGTCCTTCGCGATCCCGAGCCAGTCTTCGGCGAACGTCAGGATGTCTTCGATGAGGCCGCCGATGGTTCCGACGACGCCCTTGATGATCTCCCACGCACTGCTGAAAGCCTGCCCGATGGAGTCAGCGACCGCAGAGACGACTTGGCCCACGCCGGTGAACTCAAGGAACGCCTCGACGATCACGACGAAGTTCCCGGCGACGTTGCTGGCGAACTCGCTAACATACGCCCCGATCTTGCCGAAGACCGCCTCGAAGATCGCCCCGACGCGGCCAACGACATCAATGACCGGCTCAAAGGCTGCGGAGGCCGCTGAGCCGAACTCGGTGACGAGGCCAGCGGCCAACTGGATCGCATCGTTGAGGAGCGCGAGCGGGCTCCACGAGACAATGAACTCAGTGACGCTGGTGCTGACCTCGAAGAGATACCCAAGAAGGTCGATCAGCCCCTCGTTGATCGGGTCAAAAAGTTGGCTCATCGTCGTGCCGAACTCGCCAAGCGGTGCGAGTGCCGCACCGATGTTGCGTCCGATGGTGCCGAACGCCATGCCGATGACCTCGACGAGCCTGCCAATGCCAGTGAACAGCGGCTCAAGGAACTGCCCAATCGGCTTCGTGATAGCGGTGATGCCTCCGATCAACTCCGCAAGTCCGGTGGTCACGCTATCAACCATGCCAGCGAACGGAAGCGTCAGCGAGTTCGTGAGCCCCTTACCAGCAGTATTCAGTTTCTCGAACGCGGCATCGACGCCTTCGAGGCGAACCTTGTCAAAGCCGCTCAGGATCGCGAAGAACCTCTGCATGTCTGGGCCGGAGTCGGCAAGACTCATGATGGTCGGCAGCAGTTCTGCGCCGCTTCTGCCGAGCAAGTCCATCGCGATGCCGCTTCTGGCGGCTGGGTCTTCCATCTTCGACAACTCGGCCGACATCTTCTTGAAGACTTCTTCTGGCGACATCTTCGCAAGGTCTTCGGTGCTGAGGCCGATACGCTCAAAGCCCTTGATGGCCTCCTTGCTGCCGTTCTTTGCATCGTCCATCTTGCGGGCGAGCCGAGTCAGGGACATTCCGGCCGCGTCGATAGAAGAACCAGAACGCTCGGCGGCCTCGCCGAGAACCTGCAGGAACTCAAAACTCGCGCCGGTCTTTATCGAGATGTTGTTCAGTTTCTCAACGCGATCGGCGAGCGCAGATACGTTGGCGATGACAGCCGCAGCCGCAGCCCCGGCGGCGACAAGACCGGCAGCGACTTGGCCGAGCGGAGTCGTCAGGAACGCGAACGCTTGGCCGACTTGAGAGACGGCCCCAGAAAGACCGCCGCCGAACACCTTGCCGAGTCCTTCTGCCGCAGACGCGGCCGACGAGATCCTTGCGGAGATCCCGCCGAGCGGACCCGGCAGCAGGCCGAGGATTCCAGACAGTTCGTTGAACTTCATGCTGCTGTCGGCAGCATCGCCCGCCTTCTTGCCGAACCCGTCGGCGGCTGCGGCTGCCCGATCCAGGTTCGTGCGAGCCTGCTCAAGAGCCCTGTTGTACGTCTCCTGCGAGATGAGCCCTCGCTCGAGCAAGGCGTCGAGTTCGCCGACCGTCTTGGCGTACCGCTCTGTCGGGGTGGCGACCTGCTCTGTGATCGAAGCCGCCCTCTGGCGGAGCGATGCCATCTCCTGCTCTTGTTGGGCAGCAGCGGCGGTCGCTCCTGTCAGGTCTTCAGTCGCCCGCTGGAACGTCTCTTCAGAGATCCTACCGGCCTCGTACTGGGCGGTCACTCTTTCGAGAGCCGCCGCCTTCCGCTCGGCCTCGGTCGTATACTTCGCGGTGATCGCGGCTGCTTCCTGCTCGGCCTTGGCGACCTCCGCTGCGGACGCAGCAAGAGCCGCAGCGGCCTCTCTTTCTGCCGCTGCCGCTGCTGCCGTCTCGCCAGTGAGGTCCGCCTTGGCTCGGCCATATGTCTCAAGGCTGATCGCACCGGCTGCGTACTGCTGCTCGACGGCGGCGAGAGCCTGAGCGGCCCGCTCCTCCTCGGTTGCGTACTGAGCAGTCGTCGCCGCTCCGGCCTGAAACAGCGCAGAGATCTCTGCCGCCGAAGTCGCGACCTCGGCGATGCCGTCCTTGAACTCCTGCGACGTTGCCGCTCCGCCGCGAAAAGCGTCGGCCAGAAACCCGGCTTGATCCACGATCGACTGCATCACGGCCGGAAGCGCGCCGGATGAGTCGCGGAACGAGTCGAACTGCTTCCCTGCGGCTACCGCACCCTGACCGAGTTTGGAGATCAGGCGGTCGGCTTCAGAAATGCCAGAAGCCAGCGAACTCGTGCTGGCACTGATCTGCATCGCGAGGCCGATAGCGTTTGCCATATCATTCTCCCGCCATCGCCCGCTGGATTTTCTTCAGTTCTTCCTCGATCTGGAGCCTGTGCTGAGGGGGCTTTTCTATTGGTATAAAGTCCTTCGGCTTCGGCGTCCTTCCACGAGGACAGTATGGAGCCAAAGAGGCCGCGACTGCCAGACCTGTCTGCTCCCACTCGCCGCCGATAGGCTCGTAATAGCGGTGGTAAGCCTGCCAGTAGGCGAACTCACGCGAGTCCATTCGCGTGAAGAGTTCGCCCACTGTCATCTTCAAGAATCCGGCCAACCGGAAAGCGAACCTGAGAGTCGGCCGGATATTTAGTTTTTTGCCAGTTCCTCGACGTCCGCGTCCGTCAGGGCGTTGTGATCCATCGCCTTCTGCCAGAGCCGAGACAGAACCTTGGCCGACTTCTTCGCCAAGAGCGGGATTTCCTGCTCGGTGAACAGGAGCGAGCCGTTCTCGTCGCACAGGCAGCGGGCAAGGAACTTCGAGCGGAAGTTCTCGACGCCCTTGCTCTTGTTGACGACCCAGTCGTTCTCGTAGGCGTCTCGCTCGCCGCACGACATGACCTTGATGAAGACATCGCCGCCCCATTCCGGGACTGCCACCTTCATGAGACCGGAGTCGTTCGCAGAGATGATCGCGTCTTTCGTGAGTGCCATGAGCAACTCTCCTGTTGGTTTCTAGTCACATAACGTGAAGGACAGAGTATAGCGTGTCACGCCGTTGAGTTCACACTCGGCCGTGATTTCACCGAGGACGGCGAATCCAGAGTAACTGATGCCGCCGCCGCTCACGGAGAGACTCTCCCTCGTGCCGCAGAGCCCGACGTCGCTGCCTGTTGGACTGAGGCACCCGACTTGCAGGCTGCCCTGACTTGCGGCCCACGGGGAGTCACGACCTTGGCGGTCTCCACCGCCACTGATCGCGCAAGAGACAACCTCTTCGTAGGTCGTGCCTCCCCAAGTCACGGTTACGCCGTGGCTGTAAACGGCCATCGGTTACGCAACCCGGAAGGTGGCCGAACCCTTGATGACGTCGTTCACGGCGAGCGTAACACTCGACGAAGTGCAGGTGGCGACACCGCTGATCGTAAGGCCTCCGGTGATCGAAAGAGTGCCGGACTTGCCACCCTCGACAACGCTGGAGCCGATGTAGTCGATCTGAACTTCCTTGCCGGTCTCGCCGCCGCCGCCCTTGAGCGGGCGACTCATTGACAGGGCGGTCTCGCCCACGGTCTGGCCGAGGTGGCTGATGTCGATGTCGTTGTTGCCGCCGGCGGACTCGGAGTACGAGATCCCGGTGACGTCGCCAGAGAAACCGCCAGAGAACGTGACCGTCGTGCCCGAACCGTCATGGGGGGTATCTGCCATGCTTATGTCTCCTGCCAGAGAATCTCGTAGGACTGAGTGACCGAATACATGGGAGGCACCTCGCCACCCTCAAGTGCAGCCAGCCCGTCTGACTCGTCCGTCAGGGAGACTCGCTTCACTTCTACACCATACGAACTCCCGCCCCACCCGTCCAGACATTTGCGGAAGGCATCCGCGACCTCGCGGACACCGTTGTAGGTTTCTC